TTGATGTCTTCAGGGAAAAGGGTGAATCCAATTTATATCGGATTACAGAGAAGGGAATTAAGTATTTGAGGAATTACCCCACGACAATGAATTTGGTTTAACCAGGTTGAAATTAAAGGGTAAATACTTATATTCTACTTATGCCAATTGATATACCAAAACTTATTGATACTGATGAAGGAAAATTTCATTATTGTATTAACTGTGAAGAATACAAACCCATCACGGATTTTTACCTGTGTCCAAAGTGTAAGTCAGGTTATCAGTATAAATGTATACCCTGTCATCATGTCAGGTATAGAGAATTAAATCCTGAACCCATATCTGATGAGGAAGCATTAAAGTTCATCTTAACAAAGATGGGATATGATACCAATAGTGAAAAAACAATTAACGAACAGTTCATTGAAAAGGTATTTGAAAAGAGTGGTCTTGATTTAACCATTCCAATCAAAAGAAAAAGGAAAAAGGGTAAGTACAAACACCTTAATCCACCACCCTGTGGAACAACGGATTATTACAACTGGTATAACAAAGAGATTAGAAGAAAGAAAGATTGATAGTTTTTTACTTATTTGTTTGGTAGTTTGAGATTTTTGTTGTTTCTTTGTAAGACCAACCTGATAAATAACCACCACTATGACACAGACAACCACTTACTCCGAAATGAAATCACAAATTAATGATGCGATTCGTGAAAACTATAAAGGTAGCAAACTTGGTACTTTCACACACGAAAAAGATACAAAAAACTTTGACACCTTTACCAATATAGTTGGTCATTCAATTAAAGACATGAGTGAAGAAGGTGATAACTTGGTAATGAATGTTAAGAGTGACTACATGACAAGTTTTAATTTCCAAAACAAAGCCCACTTCAAACTCTCCAACTCTCGTGAAATAAAATGTAATGATTTTCGTTTGGTATTCTCACCTCACGGAAAAGATGGTGTTGAACTATACAAGATTGAAGTATTCAATCAAGGTCAAGGTTGGGGAACAACTTTGTTGGGATTGTTAAATAACATCACCAAAGAGACAGGAATCACAGTATACCTTCGTCCAGTTGAATTTGGTTCAACCAGTATTGAACAACTCCGTAAATGGTATTCTCGTAATGGATTCAAAAGATGTTGCAAAAATCTTTACTGGTCTAACAAATAAATTTGGTAGTATCAAAATAATTCACGAACTTTGTAAGACACTTAACAACTATAAAAACTATAACTATGGAAAACACACTTTTGGAAATGACTGACTTTGGTAGTGAAGGAATCATTGTTAAACAGGGAAATGTTCAATTTATTGTCATTCCCGTATTTGAACTTGAAGGTAATGATTATGAATATTTGTTGGACTCTGATGTTATGAATCAAGAGTTTCAATACAAGATGAACTATCTAAAATCACAATATCCCAAAAAATAAATTTGGTAGATTAAGAAAAATAGCATAACTTTGTATCACACTAAACAACTAAAAAAACTACGACTATGGAAAACAAGAAAGTATTATCAATGGAAGAATTTGTAATGAAGGTTTGTCAATTTGGGACAGACGAATCAATCTATCAAGTAATTGAACAACACAAGAATCAATCTCTTGTTGGGTTGTTTGATAGTGGAACAACTTGGTATGATGTATCCAAAGATTATTTCAAAAAATATTTGGATATGTTTGGTAGAACCAATATTTCTTTGTAATTTTGTAAGACACTTAACAACTATAAAAACTAAACCACTATGAAAAACTACAACACTATGAAACGAGTATTCTTGTCAAAGTTGAAAAACTCACCCTACTCTGACACACTAATTAATCAATGGATGAAAACATTCAAAGATGACTCTGTATGTGTTCAATTCTTACAGGCAATCCTTATGAACAATGAACAGTGGAGAGAATACAAGAAGGGTGGTGTAACCATCTCTGAATGGGTAGATGCAATCTACAATCACTACACAGTAGAACAGGAAATTCCCCACAACTTGGCAATGACCATCTTGATTGGTTCTTGTAATGATATCTCAAATGAGTTTATCACTCGTGAAGCAATGAAAAATGTGAAAATTTTAGAAGAAAATGGTATCACTATCTTTGATATGTCAAACTAATTAACGAACTTTGTAAGATGAAAAACAAATTAAAAGGACCAATCGCAGAAGAATTAGAAAAAGTAGGTCACTACTCAATGGACAAAGGTGATAACACACTTTTAATCTACTGGTATGATGATATTAAAAAACCTCACTATAAAGCACAAATCTATAACAGAATCACTGATGAGATTTTGTCAGAGAAAAAGGTGAAGAAAACCAAACACTTGGGTGAAGCAATTATGGAATTAAATTTTGTATAACCAAAAAAAAAGCATAACTTTGTAATATGAAAACGAAACAACAAAAATATCAGTGGATTCTTATGAATGGTACAAAACATTCTGATTGGTCATTCTACAACGAACATCCAACCTTATTTGATACTTTTACTCATAAGTTCTTGGACAATGTAATCAAAGAAATTAAAATAACTTTGTAATATGAAAACAATATTCATTGATTACCCGACAATGTTTTCTTTTAGAACAAGAAAAACTTTTACCAATAATGATGAAAGAACAAAATATCTTCATTATGTATTACGAAAAAACAAGGTTGATAGTCCTTGTCACGGATATAACGAATATGCCGTTGAATTTGTTGAACCAATAGGTAAAGCAAATAAAAGAGAATATTGGTTAATTGGTTCTTAATAAATAAAATAAATATAGATATATGACAACAGAAAATTTCTTATTCGGTGAGGTAGTGGGTTCCCCTCTTTTAAAATTTGTTAACCCAAACAAACAAACTGGTGAATGTATGGCTGGTTTTGAGATTAGATTTTTAACCAACAGTGTATTTGAAGGTGGTGAGAATGTCCTTGATGTATTGGTCGTTTATGACCTAATGGATTGGGATATTATGAAATCAGGACAATGGTTAAAACTATCTGTAAAACAAGAACAAAACAGTAGTACATCCCCATCAGGAAAGGTCGTTAAGTGTAATGTAGTTTTCAGAAAGTAAAAGAAAAAGAACCTGACAAATAGTCGGGTTTTTTTTTGGAATGATTGTTGCCTTATCAAAAAAAAGAATTATATTTGTACTATGGAACTTAAATTTACGGAGATTGAAATCAATGAGATGATTTCAACATTTAAATCATTTTATGATGACATTACGGACATCACACAATACTACTTGAAAAAGAAGGTTGAAAGATTGGAACAAGGAAACTTTGAACTAATTGATGACAAGGTCTTTAATTCACATGAGATTGACCCAATGGATATGGAGTTTGAACTGGTTGAATTATCAGGTTCAGATTTTACATCCATGACCACACAGATTGCATCCTTTCCAATTGAATCTCAAATTGGTAGAAGGATTACACTTGGGTTAAAAGAATTGAATACAAACAAATTTGTGGGGTATGTTAGGATTGCATCACCTGTATCATCAATCAAACCAAGAAATGATTATTTTGGTGAACAGTTAAGATTGGATAAGGTAAATCCACACATATACAACGGACAGACAATCGTACCTGTTCAACCATTTGGATTTAACTGTCTTGGTGGGAAACTAATGTCTTTGGTTTGTATATCAAATGAGGTTCGTAAGATGTTCAATGAAAAGTATAATACAAACATCTTATTGTTTGAAACAACATCATTGTATGGTAATTCAAAATCATCATCACAATATGACGGGTTGGAACCTTATATTAAGTTCAGGGGACTCACAGAATCAACTAATTTATTATTTCCTACTGATGACATCTACTTTGATATTAGAAACAAATGTAGGGAACATTATGGTAACCCTGAATGGGGTGGAATGTTGATTGACCCCAAACCATCTTCACCAAAGATGAGGGAATTTAATAAGATGATATCAATTATCAAATCACATTTGAAGGTGTATAATCCTGAATTGTTAAAGGAGTTTTCAACTTACATCAAAGAAAGATGTGAGACGAAACAACAAAAGAGATTCTATACCTCTGATTTTGGTTTTAAGAACATCAGGGAACATATCTTGAAGGGAGACACCCTAATAGATGGTGATAGGGAAAAGTATGACTTACAGAACCTAATTAAGTATTGGAAAAGAAAATCATCCAACAGACATAACAAGTTGGTTAGTGAAGGTAGATTGAGAACAGGATTAGAAAAATATTCTGTTCAGTCAATAAAAGATGGCATAAATTTTGAAATGATAAGATAAAGTATTATATTTGTAGTATGGAAATGGGAACAAGCATAGAATTTGACAATGTCTTCCAAAACGAAGAACATTTGTTTGCCTACTTGGTAAACAGGGTATTCAGTGATTTTAACATCACTGGTGAAATTGAAGATATTGACTACGAGTCAGATTATCTTGACAGGGTATTCATTACAATGAGTGATGGTAAAGAACACATCATCAGGACTTGGAATATCATTGACAATGATGATACGGTGTTAGTTGATTACACTTTATTTCAACATTAATTTGGAAGTATCAAAAAAAATAAGTAATTTTGAAATATGGGACAATCAAAAGAATTATACGGAATGACAGAATTTGTGTCAATTGAAGAACAGAAAGAGTTTATGGAATACAACAAGTATTACCACAACTCATTGGAAGTACAACTACCACCTCGTGATGAAGATGAAGAATTTGAATATCACAGGGAAATGGAAGAAATTGACTTTGAAGAAAGAATGGTTGAATACTTTGAAAGGGAATATTGATATGACACAGGAACAATATAACAAATGGTGGGCTGACTACTACGAAGAAATGGAAGAAATAATGGATTTAATGTCCAAAGTTGGTTGGGATGAAATTGGATTTGGAATGTAATATTTATGGATATGGATAGTAAAATAGAATACTTCACACAAAAACTTAATCAATTAAGGATTAAGGAAGCAACCTATAACTCATCGGGTTATGGAACACCTGCACACATTAAAAAAGAAATTAGATTAACTGAAATAGCGTTAAATCAAATAAAGAAATCTTCTTGATAAATTAAATTTCCATATAAATTCCCTCACAGAAATGTGGGGGTTTTTTATTTAACCTGCGTTACCTGAATTGTTGGAGTGCCCGTACCAGGTTGGAAAACCAGAACCTGCACATAAAGGTCCCATAGCGTTAAAGTTCCTTCCCCAAGAATTTCTTGAATAAGCGTAACCCGCTCCTGGTAATGACATTGGTGCTTTGAACGCTGAATCGGTTTCAGGTGGAAGCTGTCCATTATTCAAGTTGCCACTGAAATACTGTGGGTACCATGAAGACCTGAATAACAAGTGTCTTCTCATCAAATTATCCTGAAACTCTGCCTGATTTTTTGAATTTGATTTAAGGTATTGTAATGTTTTTAAATCCACAGGTTGCCCTTGCTCGCTGCGGTTCTGAACAAGGCCTATATTTATAAATTTTATCCAAAAGTTATCAAGAGCCAAGTAGTAACTCCAAGCAATTAAAGTAGGTTGAATATAGTTGTCTAATAAACCCTTATATCTATAAAGTGTTGGGTCAGTATTGATTGTATTATCATCAACAATCTGTAAAAGATATTCGTACAAATTAGTACCAAGTGTTTCCTGAATTTGGATTGTTTGGCTTTGAAGAATAGCAAATCTTAATTCCGAACTGTCCACATTGTCCGTAATTGGGGAATTATCTTTTAGCTTCTGTTCGCTAATGAATAGCACATTGTATGACATATTAAATGATATTATTTTGGATTATGGTTAAGTCAATTTGTTCATTGGGGTAAATAAGCTCAAAAATAGGCTTTAATTCACGGTTTAAAAATTTTTGAGTTGGATAAATACTCGTTGATAGAAACAATTTAAATGCTGTTTCCAATTGTTCTGCTGAACTTGAAAAGCCTGTTCTCTGTGGAAGACCAATAATTGATGCATCGGGGATATTATGCCCACATAAGATTTGGTGTTGAACCAATTCAAATATACTTGAAAAATAGCCATCTTCTACATTGGTTTGTATCTGTGTAATATCAGGTTTTTGTCCTTCTTCACCATAAGATATGATAACCCTGTTTGCGTTGTCCGCACCCATGTACCTATCCTCAATCTTTCTCAAAATTGTATTCTGTTCATATTCAGAGTCAGGGGCTGGTTGGTTAAAATGCACCCACATGCCCATGCTGCAGCCATTGATGATGTTCGCAAGATTATAGACAGTTATTTCGTGGTTTAACTTAATGTCATTGATACATGCGAGATAAGACGGAACACCATAATATTGTGATTGTGGTCCATAACTACGGATGTGAACAATTTGTCTACTTGTGTACTCAGCTGGATTAAATTCAGAAAATTCTATAATGGGGGTTCCCTTCCTGTATGTAGCCCAATCACGACAATAAAGATACTTCGTTGCGGGTGCTCCCATTTCTTCTGGTTTGTGAACCCTCATATACTTTGAAGGTATTACATAAAAGCCTGCTATCCCTTCACTTCGCTGCTTTCTCCAAACAATTTCCAAGAACAAATTGCCTGTAACAATTAGCTCAAAAAACATCTGTTTAGCAACATCATTGATATATTCCTTTGAATTAATCTTGTAGTCATTTACATAACCTGAACCAACAGAGTTATCCACCCTTGCTCTAATCGCAGAGTTATGGATTGGTGACGCGTCCAACAACATATACAATTCTTCACAGAATAAGTTATCCACACCCCATCTTACAAATGGTTCATTTTTGTTGATAACCTCCCTAAATGAGGTAATGGTATTGGTTCCAAAGTTTAGTTTTTCAATGTTAATCATCCTTCGTATATCTTATAAATATCTGTTGTTCCTGAATATGTGATAGGAGCAGTTGATGCAGAGTAATTAACTCTACCTATGGTTTCATAAACAACATCATAAGCAAGATTTGGATTGGT